ATTGCTTTGAGTCTTTTCTCTCCCCATTCTTTGTCTTTCTGTAGAATGAAGTCGTGTGTTTGTTGATCAATGCCTAGTTTATCATAGAATCTCTGTTGTATTCTTTCTCTAGCACCTTCAGTAAGTTCATCGCCCATTTTTAGAAACAGATAACCATCTTTCTGTGCTTTATCTGATACTTTAAAGTTCATCATACTTGCAAATGATTGTAAAAGTCTAACACCTTTTTCAGGATTTGATCTATATTCTTTAGTAAGTTTCTCTCTTACTCTGTTTAGAACTGTATCAATAATTTCATGTGTTCTGCCAACCATCATACCTTCTTCGACTTCTTCTTTCTTGCCTTGTACTTTTCTGGCAAGGTCGGCATCTGCTTTACCCCATGTGCCTGAAGACTTAGTTACAAAAGAATTTACTCTTGCATGTCCCCACTGCTCTGGTGTGGTACCTGGTCTATGACCAGTTCTCCAAGCTGCAACACCTCTGTTGTAAACTTGTTTGAGTATACCGAAGTCAATACCTGTTTTATCTGCCTTGTCCTTGAGTGACTTATCAGCGGCAGATTCTTCTTCTATCTCTTCTTTCTTTGCAGGTACTTCACTATGTTTTGTCTTTGCAAAATCTTCTAAGTCTTTCTCTGACATAGACTTTGCAAGTTCTTTGACTTTAGGTGATGCATCTTTCATTTCACCTCTTTTGTATGCAAGTGCCATACCCATAAGTTTTTGTTGTGCTTCTGACTCTGCCTTTTCTAAGATTGCATCTACATCTATATCAGGTAATGTATCTTCTGATTGTGACTGTCTTTGTTTTTCAATTGCCTCTTTTTCTTTCTCTGACTCGTCTCTTGCTTTTTGTCTTTCGTTTTCTCTATCGTGGCGATCTTTGAGTGCTTCTGCTTCTCTTTCTTGTTTTGTTTTGAGTCTTTCTAACTCGTCTGCTTGTTTTGCCTTTAGTTTAGCAGCTGCGACTGCATCTTCACTAAACATCTTTTTGAATTTCTTAGTGTGTTGAGAAGGTTTTGTTTTTGCCTGAGCATCACCTGGTGCTGGTTTGTATGCAGAAGGATCGTTATCGTCTTTTTCTGCACCTTTCTCAAAGTGTCTAGCACGATCTTGTTTAGTGGACTTTGCCATATCATCGCCTTCGGCATCTTTTGCAAAATATTTTGCAGGCTGAGTGCCGTCTCGGTCTTTGATTTCTTTATCTTGCTTGACTTTCTTTTCAAGCAATCTTTCTATTTTTAGTTGATCTATTAAGTCCATGGTACTATTTATATGATTTTTTCATTAGTAACTCAATCTCTCTCCACTGAGTTGCAAGTTTATTAGAAGGAAATTTGGATACCCATGTCATCATATTACTGTATAATGATGATGCCTTCTTCTGTAATGCTTGAAATGAATCATCATTTTTGATCTCTATGAAGTCTTTACCAAAAACTCTTCGGAACATTTCTACATTCTTTTGTACTTTTTCGTGGTCTGATACAACCACTGCATCAGGTAATTTTCTTGCTCGTTCTGCATTTCTCTGTTTTGCAAACTCTAGTGATGTGTTTACATACACCATTTTGTATTCGTAACCAAGACCATCTAATAGTTTCTTGTAGTCTAATATCTTGCTTGCTTTTGCGGATGTGGTGTCGAAGATGAGACCAAGTCTACCTTGAATGTAACCATCTAAACCTTTTTTCATAGTTTCTTTTGCTTTACCACGAATGTTATCTCTGACATTTGCATCTAGTGTTCGTAAGTCTAACGATAGACCTGCTTTCTTTAGTCCCCTTTCAAATGCAACATCACTGTTAACTATTTTTAGTCCTAGTGTTTTTAGATTCAACTGTTTTACAACTGCAGATTTACCACTGCCTGGCCCACCCATTAGGAAAACTGCTTTGAAAGTTCCTGGATCGTATACGCCTTCTGTAATCAAGTCTTCTATCATGTAATCAGGTAGAGTATTCTCCATGATACCCATACCTCTACGAATATCTTTATAAAGTTTTTCCGCTTGGTTTTTACCTTGAGAAGGTACACCTTTTTTGAATGATTCGAAATCACCTTTCTCTGCGTATTCTCTCATCTTAGATGCTGACATTCCTGAAACATCATCTGCATCTGGATCTCTTTCACCAGCAGATACTACTTGTATATCTTCAAAATTATAAAAACCATGACGACCTTTTACTGAGTTATATTTTTTGATGATAATGTCGAATTCTTTGACTCTATCAGAACCTACAACCATACCTAGTCTTCTATAACCTTGATCATATAAGAACACTAAAATCTGAAATACTTGTCTTGCATCTACATCCATCACTTTGACTTTACGACCAAAGAACGCTTTGAGATACTTGATCTTATCTCTATGTGCTAATGGATTCTTCATCTTATCGTTTGAATGTGATGCAAATAAAATTGGATCACCACCAAATGATCTTGCGACACTGTTTAGTTTATCAACAAGTTTCTCATGTCCAATAGTTGGAGGGTTGAATCTACCAAATGTAAAGACTGCACTCTTTAGTTTCTGTTCTTTCAAAAAATCTTTTAAATTTTTCATTACTTATCCCAATTCTTAGCTGCATTGAAGTTAGCTTGACTAAATTCCATTCTATCCACCAATTTTACGGCAGAACCTGTTCTATCGATAGCAACATAGCCCTCAGGATTTACAGTCTTCAATCCTGTATCTGTTGTTATAAAAGTTCCTATTGACTTTGCTCTGTTGAGGCCATCTATAATTATTTGTTTTGCTATGACAATTAGTTCTTGGAATCTTGCCATGGCAGTTATCATTTTATTTATTGACCTCATTTCATTATATAATTGTTCACCTATTTCTCTTTTGATCTCTTTCGTTTTCTCTTGTTTGACAGCACCAACTACTTTGTCTCTCCAATAATTTTCAAAGTGTTTCATGTAATCATTGTAGTTAGGTTTATATTTGCCTGCTCTGATCAGACTGTTGACATATGTTTTGTAAGTTGCACCAGCACCTTTCTTCATAATCTCATTTTGAATTTCGTTGAACTTATCTAGGTCTTTTCTTTTTATTTGATGAAATTGTTTTCCAACTTCTGATAGTACTTGTGTTAGTTTTACTGTATCTTTTGCTGTAAGTGTAGAATTACCACTAACATCTTTATAAGTTGCATCATCCATCCAAACATCACGATTTGAACCTAGTTTAGATATGTTGGCACCAAACTGAGCAGACAGGTCTTCTATAGAACTTCCACTGTATGTAGTATGAAAAACTATACCAATTTTAGCAGATGCTATTTGTTTACCTAGTTCAGAATCCATATCTACAGCATATAGAATGGTGTTTGGTTGAAATGTGATATAATTCTTACCATCTATCTTTTTTGTTTTTTTATCTGATTGTGTGAACATTAGATCACCTTGCATTATGGTGTTCCATGAAAGTTTAGATAGGTGTCTATATGCCTCTAAGAATTTGGTTTGAAGATCACCTTTGAGTTCAGGTGCATCTTTAATTTCTTGTTCAGATGTGTAGTAGAGTGGAGTTTTATTGAATAGAGATTTTTTTGCAACAAAAAATCTGTTGGTCATAGGTAACATGCCACATATTATGGCTGGAGCACCGTCCCATTTTACAGTCATATTGACAGATGAGTTGGAATTGCCTTTCATCATGTCTCTGAGACCTTGAAGAAAGTTTATTGCAGATCGACCACCATCGATACCGAAATTTAGAATTTCGTCTTCTAAGTGTTCTAAATGTGTGTTTTTAGCTGCCATATAGTAGTATTATAACACAAAAATGTGTGCAATACTACTATTTATGCTATTTTATTTCTAATTATTCTACAGGTGCTGTCCAAGTACCAGCTATCTTCGCTTCGTATTCAGTTTTTTTAGATTCTAAATCAGCTTTTGTAGTACTATTATTAGAAATGTTTTCGTTTAGATAAGTTAGTTGATTTTGAACAAAAGTTCTAGCTCTCTCATCTGTATCTTCACTCGTCACATAGTCGTCAATCCAGTTTGATCTAAAATCTGTTATAGAACAACTATCAACAGCTGTTTGTAATTCGGCCATTGTCATAGTTGATGTATCAAATTGATTGAAAAAATCGTGTATAGCTTGTAGCGAAGTAGCTAAAGTGTCGCATACTGCGATTCTAGGATTTAGTTCATCATCGATATAAGTTTGGTGTTCCATTAGTTCTCCTGTTTACAGTTATTTATTTTTATGACTTCTGTAATGGTCTAGATTGTAAAATTTTTTCAATCTTGTTTATTCTTTTTTGACACCTCTGTAATGATTTCTTATCATCTTTAGGAAGTGTACGAACTTCTCTCTTCAAAGCAATCTTTTCAGAGATCAATTCTATAACATCATTATGTTTCAGTGACTTATCCATACTAATCCACTATTTATGCTATCTACCAACCTCACCTAGATATTTTTCTTTAGTTTCTTCCCAAGATAGGAAACATATATCATCATAAAATAAGGTTTCTGTTAGATTGGCTCTACCATTATTCACCAGATTTGTAATTCTTTTTCTAGCATATTTTGTTTTCCACAACTCTGTCAAAGCTTTTGTAGATGTATCAATGCTTTTTACTAGGTCTTTTTCTTCTATTTCGCCTCTAAGGAATTCTCGTGTATTATCATATAAAGGTGCATAATAGATACCTCGTTGGTGATCACTACGAATGATATCTTTAGGTATATCTAACTTAGAGTATATGAAATGTCTCATTCTATTTCTATGATCTCTTTTTAGGGTTTGACCATTCTCTCGTTTAGCAACATATAAAAGAAAGTATCTATCGTTGTAATGTTTCTCAGCGTACTTCAACATTTCTTTTTCTGTATCTTTGGTCAATTCGTATGACAATGAACCTGAACTAAAGCCCATTTTTTTCCAATGAGTAAGTCTATCATATTGTGATAATCCACCTGTTTTAGATTTACCATATAATGATGTGGTGGTTACAGAAACCAAAACATCACCATAGTTTTCTTTCCATTGTTTTTGAATATCATCGGACAAACACAATAAAGCCAACAATTTGCCACCTGTATAATTGAATCCTAAAGGCTGAAGAGGCACAATAGTTGAACCAATACAAGAATTGTTTAGTTTACCACTGTTAGTTTTGTATTCTCTCTCCCAACCAATATAATCGTCTCTTGGTGTTAGATCAATAAAATCTCCTGTAATACAGATAACTCCTAGATATTTACCAGTTCCTTTGTCTCTTACTAGATAATGTAGATTACGACCTATATTAGAAGAATTTTTCATAGTAGAGGTAAATGTCCTAACACAATTCCATTTTTCAGTTAGTGTACCTGCTGAGTTATTGTCTTTCAAACTATCTGTATAAATCAGTTCAGGTTCAAGTGCTTCGAAATCCATAGGATCTTCTGGAAACCAAATGTTTGCTTTAGATTCATTGATAAGTTTTAGATGATTTTCATTTACAAACTGTTTCTCTTCACCGAACAATGTGCCTATGTTCTGAGTTGGATACTTCATATGTATTTCCAACCACTTTTGATAGAGAGTGTATTCTTCTACTCCCATTTTTGAGACAAAAGATAGGTCTTCTATGATTCGATCACGAAGCTCTTCTTTGGGTAAAACATCCTTCTCTACATAATTTGCTTGATATTCATCAAATTGTTTTTTTACAAATGGTTCCATAATTATACCTTGAAGTCACTAAATTTTTCACTGCCTCTATTTCTATCAAAGACAGGAACATCATCATTGATAGCACTGTCAATAAGTTCTTCTTGTGCTTCTTGTTCACAGTCATAGAACTTCATACGACTTCTATCAACACCAATTACAAATCTTTTGAAGATGGTCGGATCGTTATAACGATTCTTCAACTGTTTGACCACCATTTGATCTAGTTCTTCTAGTTCATCACTAGTGATCAATGCAAACATCAAGTCAGCAGTTGCAGGTAAACCAAAAGATTCAGATGTATCTTCTAATCCAATATCTGTTGAACCAAATCCACTTCTTGTAGTCTGAGTTGCAGATACTAATGGCACATCAAACTCTACTGCAAGACCTCTAAGTTCTTCTGCAATACTCTTCACTAGAGTGTAAGAGTTTGCACCAGCACCAGGTCTGATTCTATGTGATGCACAAATGTTTAGATAGTCAACAAAGATAATATCAGGTCTGAAATCTTTCTTTAGTGATAACTCTTGTAGTAGATGTCTGAAATGACCAACATGAGCAGCTGCCGTTGGATATTCTTTGATGATAAGTTTGCCTTTTGTTTTCTCTTTGAGTTTATCAATCTTCTTAGAATATATCTTTTTGTTTATATCAGGCAGTTCTTTGATAGGAATGTTTAGAATGTTTGCATCTATTCTTTCTGCAATTCTTTCTTCAGCCATTTCCATGGTGATGTAAAGAACATTCTTATTCATCATCAAAGCTGAACTTGCTACATGACACATGAACAATGATTTACCAACACCAGTACCTGCAAGTACAATGTTGAGTGTCTTATTTGGTAGACCACCTTTGGTAATCTTATTGAAGTATTCTAAGTCAAATGGAATCTTCTCTTCTTCATGTGTATAGAAATCATGTCTAGCATCAGCATCTTCTAAGACATCATGGCCAATGTGTGTATCAAATGATACTGATAGAGCACCTTTCAAGAGCTCGGGTATTTCACCTGTTGATCTCTGAGATTTCTTATCGATAACCTCAATAGAATCCATGACAGCGATATAGATAGCACGATCTTTACACCATTGTTCAGTCTGTTCGACCAACCAATCTTGTGGTGTGTCTTCTTGCTTTCTAAATTTCTCAACAGTGGTTTTAGACAATTTGAGTACATTATCCGTCAAAGAGGAATTGTTCTCAAGGTTTATGAGAAGTGCTTCTACTGTTGGTGGTTTTTTATATTTGTCAAAGTATGCTTGTACTTCTTCAAATACACTTCGCTCATCACTCTCGGTGAAATACTCCGATTTGAGATAAGGTGTTACTTTTCTACAAAAAGTATCACTCTGAATCAGATTCCTGAGTATCGTCTGTTCTAGTCTCACTTGATCCATATTTAAAATATCCTTTTACTACTTCTTCTAATTGTTCCATTACATCATCTGTAAAGAACTTTTCGGGATTGTTATTGATAGTTTTTGCAAACTCTGTTTTGCCATTAGGCAATTCAACCCTTGTTGATGATTTTTTGAAAACACCACTTGCAAGTGCAAGATCAAGTAGACCATAATATCTGTCTAAACCTTTATCGTATGATAGTCTTACATCTACGACTCTGTTTTCTACAGTCAATCTACTCTTTGCATTCTTACAATGAATAATGTTGCCTATGACTTCTGTTCCTTCTTTCTCTTTCTTTTTAGAAAGATATACAATAGATGAAGCGGCGTATTTCAATCCTGAACCACCACCCATTTCTTTTTGTGGGAACATTGAACCAATTACATCATATGTATGATTGGTTACAACCATTGGCACTTTTGCACGACCAAGTTTTAGAGTCAATACTCTGAATGCACCTTTGACAACTTGTGCTCTCGTCATATCTCTTGTTTCTTTGCCGTCTGCTGTGTCTTCAATCTCTTTAGTAGTTGATAACATACCAAGTGAATCTAAAACAAACATCATTGGAGGCCTCTTGTCTTCAGGAGTCTCCAGATACTTGTCTAAGATATTGATTGATTGAGTTCTGAATTCTTGTACAGTCACAACAGGAACAATAACAAAGCGAGAAGAATCAACTCCTCTTTCTTCGATCATTTCTTTTGTGATTGCAGATTCAGACTCAAAGTAAATTACAGCTGCATCTGGATTGTCTGCTAAAAACTGTTTACATATTCCTAATGCAAAGAATGTTTTACCAGTTGCAGATTCACCTGCGATTGCTGTAATCTTGTTTGAAGGAAGTCCACCGTGTAGTGAACCAGATAATAATGCATTGAAGATGTACGATCCTGTATCAACAAAGGAGTCGACATCACCAGCTGCAACACCATCAGCAACGATACTAGCGTATTCGTTACCACTGGATTTTACTAAGTCTTTAATAAATGACATATGCACCTCTCATAATGTATATGATTCATTATAAGTTATTTATAAGGATATGTAAAGGGGTTTTTTACTTCTTTTTGTGACCATTCTTCAATGGTTCTTCATAGCGAGTATGTTCTTCCATCATGGCTTTGATAGAACTGATTTGTGTTTCAATAACCAATAGAATTGCAAAGATTATACTGAATAATAATATAAAAACACAATCTAAGAGAGTCATACTAAACCTTGTTCAATCAGAAACTCTCTGTTCTCCATGTGTTGTTGTTGTACTAACGCTTTATTCTCACCAGTGTATTCTACTGCATGGTGATCTTTGATCATTTGTGCATTGACACAAAACTTAGACTCATGTTCAAATACAGGATG